GGGTCTGGCGCGGCGTTGGACGTTACAACTAATCAAAACTTTGTGGTTATCGGGTACAACGCAGGGCAAAACCAAGTGGATAGCTGCGTTTATATAGGCAGTAGAGCCGGGCAAGATACTACTGGAAATGGAAACACTTTTGTAGGCGACGGTGCAGGACGAGATGCAACATCTGTAAGTTCCTGTACGTTTATTGGCAATGGCGCGGGAGCTGGCATAAGCAGTGCCACTAAGCCGACAGGAGACAATAATGTCGCTGTGGGGGATGTAGCTTTGTTTTCTCTTCAAAACGGGGACGACAATACTGCAATAGGCTCTAGTGCAGGAGGAGCCGTTACTGGTGGAGATGGTAATACATTTGTTGGAAAAGAAGCTGGCCTTATTGTCACAACTGGAGACAATAATGTCACAATAGGCTATCAAGCAGGAGACGAATTAACCACCGGCTCTAACAACATTATTTTGGGCGCTAATACTTCTGCTAGCTCTGCAACAGTAAGCAATGAAATCACATTAGGTGATTCTAATATCGCAACTTTGCGGTGCAATGTGCAAACAATTAGCACTTTGTCTGACGCACGCGACAAGACCGATATTCAAGAGCTACCTGAAGGTCTTGCGTTTATCGACAGCCTCAACCCCGTCAAGTTCCAGTGGCAGACACGCGACGGTAACGGCAAGGATGGAACGTATGAAGCTGGCTTCATTGCACAACAGCTGCAATCTGCACAGAGCCGGGCAGACGCTGACTATTTGGGCTTGGTGATGGATGAAAATCCTGATCGCCTTGAGGCTTCCTACGGAAAGCTCGTTCCAATGCTTGTCAAAGCAATACAGGAGCTAAAGTCCGAAGTGGAGCAGCTCAAAGCCAACGCAGCATGATTTCTGCTGAAAGATTGTTCCTGTGTTGGGTCTTGCTTATCACCTCTTGGCTGATGGCAATCGTAAGCACAGCTCACATCATGTATGGCGCTGGCTACTCACAAGCACAGCGTGATTTTCCTGCACGACAGCAATGCAACGCCCTGACCCGATGATCGCTTCTAAACCTGGTGCGGAGGACGTACAGGCTATGGCGGCAAGAACGCTGTGGCTTGAAGAGCTGTTCTTCCTTGATGGCCGCGACATGATCTCGCACCCAATGCACGGTCTTTTCACCGGCTTGGCGCTTAAGTATCAAAACCTGGAGTCAACTGACGGCTACTGATGGCCAAGTCACTCAACGGGAATGTCTTCATTGTCGGGAAACCCAAGCGGACCACGCAGGGCAGTGGCAAGCACAGTCGCCCCAAAAAAGGCAAAAAGAGATACCGTGGCCAAGGCCGTTGATTTACCTCCAAATGCTCAAAGCTCTTCTTGTGAGTTCTGCCGTCGTTGGCAGTGCTGTGCTGGGATCTCCTGCAATCGCAGGCCCGCTGTATTTCAATCCTGAAGCTAACGTCGGCGCTGGAGAAAACGGCGTGACCGGCGCGACTGTTGACCTGCACGTGGGGGCAAAAGGCGAGGGCTTCTTCGCTCAAATCGGCCCCATGATTTCAGTGCCGGACACTGGCGACACTGAGGTGGGCGTCAGCGGCAAGGCTGGCTACAGCTTCGGCGCTGGTTACAGCGAGCTGTCCTTCACCAGCATCGACTCTGACACCAGCTTCAACCTCAAAGTTGGCAAATCCTTTGACCTCTGAGGTATAACTCAGAAGTCTCCTCACACAGACAGCATGAGGCTCCCGAAAGGGGGCCTTTTGTTTACCTACTGAACCATGCAAAAGGTCTACAACCTGCTGGGTGTTCTCGGCTTCACTATCTCAACGATCTTGGCCGTCATGGGCGTGATGGCTTACACGCGCGTCCCGTCAATGATGAAGCTCTACATGAGCAACATGAAGCTAGAGCTGACGGAAACGATCCTCAACCAGGTGCCTGTCCCAGAGGTGCCTAAGCTGCCCAAAGCGACAGGGCCAGCAATCCCCAGTTTGAAGTGAGCGATCAGGTCAACTCACCAGCGCATTACACCAAAGGCCGCGTTGAAGCGATCGAGGTGATCGAAGATGTGGTCGCTGGTGCGCCTGATGCTGTCACCGGGTATCTGGTCGGCCAGGCGCTCAAATACCTGCTGAGGGCATGGCACAAAGGCAACACCGTGCAGGACCTGCAAAAGGCCGCTTGGTATCTAAACCGTGCGATCGACAGGTTCAACCCTTAGGTGATCATCTTTGTCCCGGCCACGGGATCTTCTGGGTCATGAGCTTCCGGCCCAAAGCCTTCAGCCTTGATTTTTGCCATATCAAGTTCTGGCGCGGGTGCTTCTTGTTTCTGCTCAAACGAAGCTAGCCATTCACGCAAAGCGTCCCCGGTTGGAGTGCCTTTGGGCCACTTGACCCACTTCAAAATCGCCTTTGTGTCTGTGAACGGCCTGGCAGATTTACCGCAGAGAACGGTGTAAACAATAGGAGGCCCCTCCCTTCTCCGGTTCCGCTCAATCCAGAGTTGACCCGCTACGAATCGATCGCCTGATTTCATGCCGGACATTCCTGATATTGAGATTCCGACGATTGAGATACGGCCCATCCCTGAGCCGCGTGTATTCCCACCGCCGGTCACACAGAACCTAGCGCCGCGTCCGATATACCAAAAGCCAGGATGTGCCAGGGTTCACAGAGACGCACATCTAAACCCATCCCTGCTGCGGGATGACCCGAATGGTGTCGGCATTTCTTGTCCTGAGGGTGAGATGCCCAGTTACGTTCCGCTGGACTGGAACCCGCGCAAGCTGCAGATCATTGAGCCGACACCGACACAGAACCAAGAACAAGAGAAGCCGCCAGCACAAAAAAAGGCTGACCCAAAGCCACCACCAAAGGACAAGCCGCCGCCAGAGGTGAAGTGTCCGCCAGCAGACGCCACAGAGGTGGGCACCTTGTCACCTAATGGCCGCAAGATCCTGGAGTCTTACGAGCTGGTGGATGGTGTTTGCAAGGAGGTCTACCGCAACGTGCCGGTGACGGAGCAGCTGGTCAAGGCAATCCCCTCGCCCTACGAGGCAGCACAAACCGCAGGCATCGCTGTTGTTGCAACCACCGCCGCTCTGAGCACGCCGTTCTTGGTGCGGATTATCAAGCCCGTGGTGAAGAAGCTGCTGACCAAGGCGAAGGAGATTGTGACCCGTAAGAAGGAGGCGCGACCGTCTACTTTTTTGAGGAAGCAGGCGCAGCGGAAGGCGCGGAAATAGCGTGCGTGTGGGGCACCATCTCAACCGGGGGCACTGTGACAATTAGGTCACTGCACACCACCGACATTTGGCCCGTAAATTGCACGCCTGCCTTGGCCAGTTCCCCACATTTTTGAGCCCTAAAAAGCTCGTGCTCCAAGCGTTTAGTGGCCAGCAACTGCTCTTGTAATTTGATGTTTGTGTTGACAGCTCGCTTGCATTGATCGGCCAAGCCACGATCCAGCGGCACAGAGAAGGTGGCCGTGATGCCGTAGTTCAGCGAGCGCCGATCCTTCTCAAACCGTGGCAACTCTGAGTAGTAGAGCACCTTGCCTGGGGAATCAGGCTCGCCGTCATCATTGCTGTCTGCTGTTGAATAGACAGGCGTCCGTGTTGTTGACTCAAACGGCAGGTCGAAGTTCCTGCTGCCAGTTACGAATGGGGACACGGTGAGCGTCGGGCCTGGGCACTGGATCCCTTGCGACATCCGGTAAATCGGATGCGGTCCCGTCATCATCTGATACGCATTATTGACCACTGAGCCAGTAGATGTACTGGATGGATTGGCGACTGTTGTGTTGGCGTAGGCAGGGCTGCCGAGTGCAGCGATTACTGCGAGAACACCGAGGTGCTTTCCGTAACGCTTTCCGTGGTTATCGTTCTTTCCACGCGAGTCACAGCATCGAGGCCCGGTGACATGAATGACTCTGTGATGCTCCAGCTTGCGCCAGGATTGACGACTTGCCATTGGGGCTTGGTTTCAAGTTTGGGACTGGTCCAAGAAAAATCGACGCCACCAACAGTTTGATTGTTCGTGACGGTTGCTTCTGGGGAGATGGGCACATCACCCACAGTTTCGACGTTATGGCCTGCCGCTGAATAAGAATATCCGGTTCTGTAGTTGTAACTGGTGATGGATTCTTGGATGACTGTTGTTGACTCAGTGCGTGAATTCAGTTGCCCTTGAGTGAACTGGGGGACGATTGGTGCCGCCATCGCTGAGCTAGGCAGCAGCAAAAGCAGCAGCCAAGCCCTAGTCAATTTCAATCTCCATTTTGTTGCTCAGGATCGCGCTTGTGCCTGCTCCGCCTGCAGTCACGGTCATGATTCCGCTTGAAAGAGCTGTCGCCGCCAGATTGGATTTCACGCCCCCAGAGCCCGTTACGACTTCGCCGTAGGTCGGCAGGTCGTCAACGTTGCCGGTGGTGGTAGTCACCTCAGTGGCTGAGCTGATCGTGTCACCTATCAATGCCGACTCAGTAAAGGAAAAAGCCGAACCGGCGGTTGTGACTGCGTAGTCAGTGTCGATCATGGCTGGAACGCCACTGGTGAGGCTGCCGAGGTTCAGGCCACCAATGGCTCCGCTTGTCGTGCTGCCTCCGCTGGTAACGCTCGGCGTGACGTTTGTGCCTGATGCGCTGTAGGTGCTGCCGATGCGTTTGGCTGAGCTGTACGCCTGGTCGATGCTGATCTGGGCGCTCTGAGTCAGCCGGTGGGTGATGTCAGCATGGGCAGGGGCAGCCAGCAAAGTGATGCCCAATACCAAAAGTGCGCGGGTCATTTGATGCCGACCTTGGAATCTTTATTGTCAATGATATTCGGCTTCTTGTTGCCACCACCATTGTTCTTGCGCTCAATACCAAATGAAGCCATTGCTCCAGTGAGCAAACTGGCGACGAAAGTATTATCCATTTTCATCTGAGGGAAGATCCCCAGATACGAGGCTGTCAAAAGTGCGGCACTCCACGCCAGCACCAAAGCCTTGACGACATCTGCCATTGAGATGCCTTCCTTTTCGTGATGATCGTCTGGAGTTTCTGCCATGGCGCAACAGAGCTACGCTTTAAGGGTAACTAGGCCAGGCCAATGATCCTTATCGTCAAGCCGATCCTGATGGCTTTTCTGAAATCTGATTCAGTGAAACGTCTAGTTATGGATCTTCTCCGCGCCTACGCAAAGACGACTGACAACACCATCGACGATCAGATCTGCGATTACGTCGGCAAGAATCTGATTGGACCGCGCGTTGAGAAGTGAAGCTTTCCGCGTTCTCCGCAACTGGCTGGTTTATTGCAGGCAGCGCGGTCACGCTGTTGCTCTGCACCACAATGGTCGTGTTCATCGCTGGATACAGCTCTGGCGCAGCCAGCTGCGATCAAGCAAGATCGGGCCAGCTTTGACGGTGACCGGCGTGTTGAGTCTGCTGCCGTTTTTTGAGTGGTATAAGCCAGACGTGCCGCACCGCATGGCTGCCATCAAGCAGCTGGAGGAGGCTATGCCCCCTGAGTTGTTGTCAGAAGATAGTGAATGGTTCCAGTCGTGGAAGGCCAGCGGCATTGACCAGGAGGTGTACTTGCCTCGCTACTTCAAACAACTAGACCTGCCTGGTGGCGAGCGCAAGTGCTTTACAAGCGCGGCAGCTGCTGTGGCCGCTTACTACAAAAAAATTTCCTCCCAGGAGCAGTACGAAAAGGTCAGGGAAAAATTTGGCGACACGACTTCTGTGTTCGCTCACGTTCAGGCGCTAACGAGCCTGGGCCTGCAGGTTCGCTTTGTTGACAATGCTGATGCAGAAGACCTAATGGAGGCCATTGACGCCGGTATTCCTCCGATGGTCGGCTGGTATCACCGGGGCGACATGCTGCGCGGTGAGCCTCCAATGTGCGGGAGCGCAACTTGCGGTCACTGGAGCGTGGTGCATGGGTACTCAGGCCGTTACAGCAATGACCCGAGTTGGCTTATGTCAGACCCTCTTGGCCTGCCAGATATTGAGAGGGGCACGCACAATCCGGCGCTCTCTGGTTATCGCGTCAGCGTCCGCCAAGCTGCCTTTCATCAACGTTGGCAAGTCAATGGCCCCAGGAGCGGCTGGGCCATATTTGTCGAGGCACAATAGGTTGCACCCTCAAAGCAATGAATGGCAGTTCTGTGTGATTGGGAGATCATCGCTAGGTGTCGGAAAAGCCAAATGGTTGTCCCCTTCGATGAGGATGAAGGGCTGGTCAATC